TCGGCGTGTTTGGTGGTCGGCAGGACCCCGTTAGTGAACGCCCGCCGTCGCTTGCGAGGCGACGTTATGCGGCTTCCCTCGTTCCGGGGCAAATCGCGCTCCGCGGTGGCAACCCGCGGCTACCCGACCTTGCGAAGTTGTCGTCGAACCTTCCGCCATTCGTCGCAGCCCGCGGAGTCCAACCGCGCAACGCCGGGTTATGAGCCCAGCTGGCCCAGCGGGGCCCGTGGCTGCTGTGGCAGAGCATGCCCCCGGATGGTGCGGCAGCGCAAGAAAACGCGCGCACGGGGCCGGACGTCGCGCGCTCGCGCGTGTTTTTCAGTTGGGCTCGGCGCCCGAGGCCAGCTCGAGCGCGTCGAGCAGCTGCGCGCGCAGCGACAGCGGAACGCGATCCCAGTCGATCGACGGCATCTCGACGTTGACGTGCGTCGAGCGCACCTCGCGCTGCTGCGGCGCGTACAGGCCATCGAGCTTGCAGAGCTCGGCGCCAGCCTTCGCGGCCGCCATCCACTGGCCTTCGCTCATCGCGCCGCGGACGATCCGGGCGAGCAGCGTGCGCCGCGCGGCGATCATCCGCGCGCGCGACTGAGCGAACGCCGCGGCCTCGGCGTCGAGCGCATCGTTGACGGCGGCCATCGCCTCGGCGACGCCGATCGCGTGCGTGCGCACCACCTCCGAGATCACCTCGGCCGGCGTGTACGCGCCTTCGAGCAGCTCGCGAATCTGCATGCGCAGGGCTTCCGGAAGCACACCTAACCATCGCATGGTGAGGCCGGTTTCGCGCCGGCTTGCGAAACGTAAGCGCTCACACGGAACAGCACACACAGGCAGCACAGGCCGATCTGAAACTTTCCCAGGATCCCAAGGCATCCTTTTTTCGGAACGCAGCACTTTCTATTCTTTTACTTGTTCCTCTTGTTCCCAATAGAGAATCATTAAGGAATATCCGTGCCCATCGTGGTTCCCGAATCGGTGCCGAACACAGGCACATCCGTCCGAGTTGCCCGGCCGTCTGCCATCCCGGAAACGGTCTGTCACAGGTACCAAAATGCCCCGCGTGTTTCCGCGGTGACGCCGACATAGAAGGCGTTCGCGCCTACAACCGGGGTCCGCTACGCCAGCGCCACGCCGAGGTACTCGCGCCGGCGCGTCCCGTCCGGCAGGCGCCGCTGCTCGGAATCGAGCGTGGGGACCACGCTGCGCAGCGCACGACCGAACGAGCCGCGGGTTCCCGGACGGTGCTTCGTGTGCTCGCACCACGTGCACCACGACGCCCATAGGTCATCACGAGGGATGCGACAGTGCGGCGCGACGATGCAGCGGTCGGCCACGAATTCTCGGATGGGGCTCGACAGCGCGCGCAGCTCGTCGAGCAGCTTCTCGGACGCGGCTGGTACGAGGAAACGGTCCTGCCGCTCGAGATCGGCGAGGCCGCCGATCGCCCATCGCAGGATCCCGCCAAGCTCGGGAACGAAATCTCGGTACCGGTTCGAGCGCTCGCGCCCCATGAACGACTCGCACAACCGAAGGATGCTGAACCGCTCCGCGAGCGCGCCGGACATGTCTTGCAGCCACGGCAGCTCGTTCGAGATCAAGAGCAGCTTGCACGGAAGACGCGTGTTGAACGAGTCGCGATACTTCCGCTCGATGGTCACGGCGTCTTCGCCGCTGATGCGCAGCAGGAGCTCGGCAATCTTCGGTGCGTCGGTTGTCGATCCGAGCCGCGCGTCTTCAAAAATCGCGAGGCGTTTGTCGACGAGTCCAGACATCGCGAAGGTGCCATCCAGCGTGGAGAGTGACGGGTGCGCCACGCGCAGCTGGCCGAGCAGCAGGGACAGCACCTTCGTGATGGTCCCCTTACCCGCGCGCGGCGGGCCGAGCAGCGCGAAGATCGTCTGTCGCGACGTGTCGGCCGTCAGGAAGTATCCGCACCACTGACGGAACAGCCGGATCGACTCCTCGTCGTCGGGCCACAGCTGGCCGAGAAACTCGAGCCACCGCTCCGGGGTCTCTTCGTCGGCCAGGTGCACATCGGAGCGCTCCGACGTGAACAGCCGCCCACCGGTATCGATGCGGTGGCCGGTGTCCAGATCAAGCACGCCATCAGCGCACGGCAGCAGCCGATCAGGGTCGGGATCGCCGTCGCGCGGATCGATCCAGCACGGATCGCCGTCGCCGATCAGCGGCGCGACGCCGAGCAACGCCGCTAGCATCGCCTGCGCCTTCGCTGGCGTGTAGCGCACCTCGATGGCGCGCATGCGCCCCTGTTTGTCCGTGCGCGGCGCCCGCGCGCTCTCGAGAAACCGCACGGCCATCCCGGCGAGCTCGTCATCACCGATCGGCACGTGGCGCCCGTCGTGCCGCTTCCACCACCGACTGTCTTTGCGAACGAACGACGGATGTGCGGTCACGAACGCTTCGGCGAGATCAAACGGCTGCTCGGACGTGCACAGCACGTCATGTGAGCGTCCATTCGCTTCGCCGCTGAAGCCTTCGGCGGGATGCGGCAGATCGGAGAAAGGTGTCTCGTCGGTGACGTCCGCCACGGCGTCACCTCCGTTTGGCCGTCCGTAGCAAGTAGCGCAGGCCACCGCGCGTCAGGCCGAGCTTGCGCGCGGCGGCAGCGATCGAGCCATGCTTCGCGATCGCGAGCTTCGCCACCCAATGCTTGAGCCGGCGCAGCGGGACATCAGCTGACACGGCCGCGGCCGCGGCGTACGATGCTGGATCTTTCGGCACGACGAGTTTCTCCCAGTCAGCAAGCGGCGGCGCGCCGGGGGCCACGTTGATCGGGGATGGCTTCGGCTTGCGCTTCGAGGGCATGCCCGGCGAGCATCATCCCCAGGATCACGGAGCGCAAATTTTCGACGAACTTCAAAACAGCGTCACTTGTGCACCAAGCGGCATTTCGGCCGGCGGCATCTCGTGCGGCAGGAGTTGCAGCGCGATGTGTCCTTCTTCGAGCGTCTTGCCGACCACGTGGAAGCCCGCTCGTCGGTAGCATCGCCCGGGATCGCGCTTGCGCTTGACCTTGCCCGGGGCCACGAAGGTGACGAGCCCGAGCGACGGTGGCTCCCAGTAGAAGCGCGTGGCCGCGATGGCTTCGAGGATCAGCTCGCTGGACAGGAAGAGATCACGTCGCTCGTTTCGAAAGATCGAGTTGATCCACGCGCCGGGCCACGCGTGCCGGACGTATTCCGCCTTGGGCCACGACGTCACCCACACGGCCGCGCCCGGGATGACGAGCACGACACACGCGCCCGGCGGGACAAACTGATCCGAGTCCGGCGACTGGCACGAGTAATGACGCTTCGCGAGCACGTTGCCCGCGGGGTCGGCGCGCCACGAAAGCTGCCACCGCATCACGCCGCGGACCACGGCTGCAGCGGGGTGCTCGCGGCGAGGTACAGCGGATGCTTCGGCGAACCGTCTTTCGTGACACCGAGGCATTGCAGTTTGACGCCGGCCGTGGTGGCGATCGCGGCCACCTGGCGCGCGCGCTCGTTCCGCGGGATCTGCCCCCACGCAGCGAGTGGGATGTCGCCGTCGATCAGCTGATCGAGCACGACGCCGATCGCGAGATCGTTATGCTCGCCGACGATATCAGCGCCGTCGCGCCACGCGGCCCACATGTTCTCGGGCTTCGTGTCGCGCCAACCGTACGCGTTGAGCATCACGTACAGGCCGCAGCCCCACGTTGCGCCGAATCCCATGCCGCGCTTGATCGTCGGATCGTTGCGGAAGGCGTCGGCCGTCGATGGGTTCGCGCCGATACCGGTGAGCACGCGATCGCCGGCGCCGAGCTTGCGCGTCAGCATGTAGCGATGGCGGCGATCCGGCGAGAACACCGCGAGATCGCCGCCGAGCGAGACATCGCACGGTAGGCGCTCAGTCTCGGCCCAGACCAGGAGCTGCAGCACGAGCCCATCGACGCGCGACGAGACCATTACGCGGCCTCGAAGAGCGTCTCGCTCGCGCGCACGCTGCCGTGGGAGAGAACCTGCACGAGCTCGCGCGCAGCAAGCCGGCTGATGTAGCTGTCGCGCGACGATCGCTTGTACTCGGTCTGCTCGTCGAGCGTGCTGCGCGCCATCGGATCGGGATAGCTTGCGATCAGGTGTTCGAGGATCGCGCGTTCGCCGGTGGGCAATCGTTCGAGCCACCACGTGCGCAGCGCGGCGCCCGTCGGCAGCGGCTCGGCATCCGGCATCGCGGCGCCGCCGCGCGCGGTCACCTGGCAACGCTGGCCGTCGGTGGTGACGAAGCCGCGCTCCTTGAGCCGCGCGATGTACGAGTCGCGCGAGCTGCGCTTGTAGCCGGTCAGCACGCCGAGCTGATCGCGCATGAGTCCGTTGGGATACATGATCAGCGCGCGCAGGACGGCGGCCTCACCCGTCGGCAGCTTGTCGCCGCGCGCGGTCGCCGTGATGTGCAGCTGGCGGCCATCCGCACGCACGAGCGTCTTCTCGGTCGCGGGCACGCGGATCTGATGCTTGCCGGCCAACACGGTGACCTTGCCATCGCTCGCGAAGTGCTGTCCGGCCGCGATCGCGCGCTCGGACACTTCCGCAGGAGAGCGTCCGGCCCATCGCGTCAGGTGGGCCCGCATCGAGCCCGTGATCGACACGAACGATTCGGCGACGGCGAACATGCGGCCCGCGATGTTGTCGAGCCGGCCGAGCACGGTCTCGATGCGTTTGATGTCAGCCGCCTTGATCACCGGCTTCTCGATCGTCTTCGTCTCGACGCGCGCGCGCTCCTTCGCGGACAGCTTGCGATGGAGCAGCTTCTCGAGCTCGGCCACACGCGCGCGCAGTGCCTTCGGATCGTTGGCCTTCGCTTTCTCGACGGTGGCGGCGATCGTCGCGCCGAGCCGCGCGATGTCCACGTCGGCGAGCACCTTCGGCGCGAGCGCGCGCTCGCCAGCCTTGGGGGTCTTGCCGCTGTCGAAGGTGGTACGCCGGCGGATCGTGACGCGCTCGAAGATGTCGGCAGCTGGCGCCCACACCCACGCTTGCCCGATCGGCAGCGCCGGCAGCTCGGCGATCATCCGCTTCGCCTGATCCTCGTCGCCGTGCACGGCCACCCATTCCTTGATCGCCGCGATGTCCTTCGGGTGATTCATGCCGAGCGTGGTCAGCATGTCGACCTGCGACAGAACATTTTTGTTGAGCACCTGCGGCCGCTGCGTGATCAGCGTGCAGCCGATGCCGCGGATGCGTCCGCGCCGGACGATGTCCTCGGTGGCACCGAGCGTGCGCGCCTCGTCGCCGAACGGCTTCTGTGGGGCCACGGTATCGGCCTCGTCGATGAACAGATGTAGCGCCTCGCGGTTGCGCCGGTACAGCGTCTCGAGCAGAACGCCCATGAACCGGTTCGCTTCCGCCTTGCGGAAGAGCGACAGATCGAGCACGGCCGAGAAATGCTCGGTGGCGATCGCGTCGCCGATCACCTCGCCGGCCGTGGCTTCGAGCGGCACGTCGCCGTGCTCGCCGCCGAGGACGGCGATCGCGAAGCCCGAAGACTTGCCGTCCGCGCTCGATCGCAGGCCCCACCACGCGCCGGTAGGATCCACCACCACGACTTGCTGATGCGCAGCGAGCAGCTCTTCGGCCTGGACGCTGGCCGTGTAGCTCTTGCCCTTGCCCTTTTTGGCGAGGATGGCTTGCGTGCTTGTCACGAAGTCCAGCGGCAGAGATAGCTCGTTCGAGATCTTCAGACGTGCACGCGCCATCCGGCGAACGTAGCCGCTGCGCGGCGAGCGAGCAAATTTACGCCGGGTCAGCACTCGTCGGCGATGTTGTCGAGCACGATCGCGAGCTGGATGCAGGTGTCCTCCGCGCGTCGGGCCGCGACGTGCTCGAGCGCGTCGACGAGCGCGGCTTGCAGTCGCCGGCGCCGCGCCAGCTCGCGCAGCCATTCGGCCTCGGGCCCGATGGGGCCGCGCGGCATCTCGCCGGCCTCGACGCACTGTTTGATCTCGAACCACGACGAGCAACGCGGCACGTGCTCGCGGCCACCGGTGACCGCTGCGCCTTCGATGCTCTCGGGCGTGATCGCTTGACCGGCCGCGCGCAGGTCGAGCAGCGCGCGCCACAGGCATTGCCGCAGGCCGCCGGCGAAGCAATCCGTCGAGAGGCCGAAGTCGTTCGTGAATCCGCTCGCGATCATCCAGCCGAGCACGATGCGCTCGGTGTCGGGCGCCGCCATCTGCGGCACCATGGGGTAGGGCCGCGGCGCGAGCACGCACGTCGGTTCGTGATCGCCATCCCCCCATCCGTAGCGCGGGCAACACATCTCGAGCTCGGCCGTCATCGGCCCAAGTCCTCGGGCCGGGCATGCAGCTTGAGCAAGGCGCGCACCTCGATCTGTCGCGCTCGCTCGCGCGTGACTCCGAGCGCCTGCGCGGTTTCTTCGAGCGTCATGCCGCCGCGCTCGGCCGCATCGAGCGTGCACGCGATCGCGCCTTCCGGGATCTCGCGCAGCTTGATCGACCCCACCGGCGTGATCTCGTACGCGAGGTTGTGTCGGCAGCCCCACGGGCATGGCCGCACGCCGTCGCGGCAGTCCTCGCGCGTGCGCGGCCGCATGGCCTCGATCTCATCGACGGTCAGCTCGGGCCCGGGGTCCGGATCGAGCGCGTCGAGATGCGCGAGCAGCTTGACCCATTGGTAGCGTCGTCGGACGGTGACGCCCATCATCGATGGGCCCCGACCGAGAGCCGCACCTCGCGCTCGATCGCGGGCCCGATGACGGCCACGACGCGTCCGTGATCGACATCCCGGCCGCTGCGATCCCATACCCACAAGCGACCTCCATCGAGCGCCGCGATCGGGATGGCGAACCCCTCTTGCGGACGGTCGCCGAAGAGCCGGCGCCACAGCGGCGGCTTGTATTCGACGCTTACGAGATTGTGCCGGTGGACGTCAATCCGGATCATTCTGCCCCCCCACAGGATGAAGGTTTCGAGCGTGCTCCTCTCACCCATACAGAAATGATGCAGTGCGTGGCAAGGTCAAAAACTACACATCTTCCGTGATGTGCAACTCCCGGGGATCGGCGGTGACAATTTTTGTCCGCGGGAGCGTCAACCTTTGTTCACACCGCGTCGCTCCCGTGATACGAGATGCACGGTTGTACAAAATTTGTGCGGCCCACCCCGTGCAGCAAAGGTCAGGCATGGCGAAGATGAAGATGGAAGCGCTGCACACCTCGGGGTCGATCATCCCGGTGTCTCGTGCGTATGACCTGCGCACGCTGCGGCTGCTCGCGGAGTGCGGATACACGCACGTGCGCATGCCGACGTGGGCATGGGAGCCCATCGAGATCGCGATCGACTCGGCCACGCCAAGGAGCGTGTGATGCGCAAGTCCGCAGCTACCCCGAACGTACCCGAGCCCGCGCCGGGCCCGGCCGATTCAAAGAGCATGGCCACGAAGAAGCTGATCACCTGCAACGCGACGCCGCTCAACGTGTGGGTGCTCGGTCGGATCGCCGATGGTCGCCGGGAGTTCCCCAACGCGATCGCCGCCGTCGACGCGCCGCACATGCGCCGCTGCATGAAGGCTGGTCTCGTCGAAGTCGTGCGCGGACGCACCGCGAAGGACGCGATGGGGCGCAACATCCGCCACGCCACGCGGCTGCGCATCACCGAGGCTGGCCGTCAGGCCATCGGCGATCAGCATGCGACGGATGGCGAGCGCATCAAGCTGATCGAGCGTGACTACACCCCGGAGATCGCGTCGTGATGACCAACCTCATCGGCCGGCGCTGCACGGTGACCTCCGAGCATGCCAGCTCGCTGCACGGCAAGCCCTTTGTGATCGTCGCGCTGACGTACGTCACTGGTACCGGATGGCTCGCGTTGATAGAGGGTCGCAAAACCGGCGAGATTCACCAATTCGTGATCGGACACCTCAAGCTCGTGAAGGCCAGCCATGAAGAATCGTAGCTATCAAGACCTGCTCGCCGAACGCCGCGCCAACGTGCAGGAGATTCGCCGCGAGAAAGACGCTACGGCCGTGCTCTGTCTGTGGGCGCACGTCGCCGAGATCGACGCCGAGATCGAGCGCCGGCTCGGGCTCGCAAAGACCGTGCTCGACATCGAGACCGAGAAGTGTTGGGTGTGCGGCCGGCCGATCAACGAAGGCGACGAGCCCGGCCACGTGCCGATGGACAATGGCGTGATGGTGCCGATCTGCTCGGTCGCCTGCACCGAGCTGCACTTCGCCGACAGCGAGGCGTCATGAGGATCGAATGCAACCCCGTCGAGGTGTCAGCCGATCTGATCGCGTACTACCACAGCAACGTGCCGAGCGACCGGTTCGCGCGTATCTGGTACTGGATCGGACGCGCGATGATCCTCGATCGCCAGTACCAAGTCGTGCGGGGTGCCAAGTGAAGCCGGCCGTTGAGACACTCTTCGGCACGGCGCTCTGTGCGCGCGCACTGCGATGGCTCGCTCGCCAGACGGCCGAAGGACACATGATCGAGCAAGCCACACTCGTGCGGCACTTCCACGCGCTCGGCGGCAAGGCACAGTTTACTTATGCGTTCGGCCGGTTCTGCAGCGATGGGCGATACACGCGGCGCGGCTTCCACTGGATCGAGCGCACGCCGCATCCCGAGCGGGCGCAGCGCACGAAGCACGTGTCGTGGAGCCCGACGCCGATCACCGTGCCCGGCCGCAACGTCGTGCGGTGGGTCGGCCCGCTTCCCGCCGCCGCGGTGGCGTTCCTGTCCGATGCGGCGTTGCAGCGCACGTTCGAGACGCTCGAACGGCTGGCGACGAGCATCTCGCCCGGCATGGGCGCCATCGGCAGCGCCACGGAGTTTTGGTGGCTCGATATCGTGCAGGCTGAGATCGCCATGCGCGCGACCCACAGCATCTCGAGGGCAGCGTGATGGACGAGTCGACGACGCACGACGTGTGCACGGTCTGCGGCGACCAGTATCCGCTCTTGCCCGAGTCGGCGCGCGGCCTGTGTCTCGCGTGCGCGCTCGAACGGATCGAGCAGCGCCGCAAGATGACCACGCTCGACCTGTTGCGCGCGGCGCGTTTGAGCGGCGTCGATGTCGTGGCGATCGACCGGCTTCTCGAGCTCGGGTATCCGCTCGATCGCGCGCAGCGGGCGTGCAAGCCGTACGAGCGCTCGGTCAGCTCGATCCCGCCCGACACCGGGCTCGTGGATCGGTGGGTCGATGGCTTACGCGAGACCGTGCGGCTACAGACCGAGCTGCGCATGGCGCTGCGCCATCAGCAGTGGGCGCGCGATCGGCTGATGCAGATCGTTGGGAAGATGCGCGACGCGTCGAACGTCGAGGCATTCGACCGGATCACGTCGGAGCATTCGATGCCCGAGGCGCTCGGGATCATGTTCCGCGAAATGCGCGCGCGCGCGATCGAGATTCAAGTCTCCTGCGAGGTGTATCTCGCCTCGCCGACCGGCGCACCATCGGTGGCGTGCGGGATGCCGTGCCCGGGGCTCACGTGCACGTGCGTGCTCGACAGCGGCCACACGGGGCGCCACCTCGGCCATCGCGATGGCGATGCCGTGGAATGGGATAGCTGATGGCATCGAATGCCGATGCCGACGTGCTCGCCACGATCGCCCGCAACGCGCTGGCGCATGCCCAAGTGCTCGAAGGGCTCATCCGCCACGCGCGCCTGCGGCTGACCGAGATCGAGCGCGCGATGTCGCGGCTCACGCTCGATGCGAACCTGCCGCCGTCGCACTGGTCGCGGCTCTGCTACCTGCACACCGAGATCTCGGCGCTGCGGCGCGCGCTCGGAGATCAGCCATGAGCAACCCGTGGCGCCCGCTGCTGTCGACGCTGCCGCCGACGCTCGAGATCGCCGTGTGGTGCGAGCCCTACGATCCGAACGAGCCGCACGGCCGCGTCGTCGAGGTGGTGCAGCGGATCGTATTGTACGGCTGCAGCCGTTGTCAGATCACTTGGAGGTGCTGGGATAGCGAGCCCACCCCGTGCCCACGTTGCAACTCGAAAGGATGAATCATGGGACGAGAGATCAACCGCGTGCCGCTCGACTTCACGTTTCCGATCGGCGAATCGTATGCCGATGCTGCATGGTTCCAGCACAAAGCCACGTGCACGCATCCCAACCGCCACGATAAGGACTTCGAGCACGACGAGGACACGTGCGGCGGCTACAGCATCTGTCCGCCGGAAGGCGAAGGATGGCAGCTGTGGCAGACCGTCAGCGACGGCCCGATCTCACCGGTCTTCGCAACGGCCGACGAGCTGATCGATTGGATGTCGCAGCCCGATGATCGCGGTGGCGATCGCTATCCGTCGCACCCGTGGGGGCAAGGTTGGAAGCGCGAAACCGCCGAGCGCTTCGTGCGCGGCGCTGGATGGATGCCATCCGCGGCGATCATGGATGGGAAGATGCTCACCGCCGATGAGATGGTCGAGCTGACGAAGGATAAGTAATGCCGAAGCGACAGCAGAAGCGGATCCCCAGCGGGATCTGGATCGATCTCACGCCGGCCGCGTCGCGCGCGCTGCAGGACTTGCTCGTAACCGGATTCTTCGGCCTGAACACCAGCGACGTGGCCGAAGGGCTACTCCGCGAGAAGCTGCGCGAGCTGCATGCAGCGGGATGGTTCAAATGACCAAGCAAGAGACCTACGATCGCGTCGTGCGCACCATCATCGCGCAAGGCGGACCATCCACTACCACCGGCGCCGGGCGCATCTGCCGGCTGCGCGGCGCGGATGGCCGCGTGTGCGGACTCGGCGCGCTGATCCCGGATGCAGCCTACCGCCCCGAGATGGAAGACACGATGGTGTCGCACAGCATGGCCGGCGAGCCGCAGATCTCGCGCGGCGCCGCGCTGGTCTACGCGGAGCTCCGCGGGCGCCACGATCTCGAGCTGGCGAAGGATCTCCAAGCCGCGCACGACGGTGCCGTCATCGACGCGACGAACGCCGTGGACGTGGTGGCACCTGGCAAGACCTTCGATCGCGCGTTCCTGTGCTTCTTCTGCGCGCGCGCCGTGCTGCTCGCAGTCGATCACGGGCTCTCGTCGGATGCGGCCGCCGAGCTGGAATCCTCGCCGCTGTACGATCGCGGCGTCGCGTAGCCGCACAAAATTTGCGCACGATCCTCAGAGGATCGTAGGCTGGAACCAGGAGAATTCGATGACACAAGCAATCGTCCCGGTCGAGCAAACGCTCGCCACTGACTGCATCGGCGCATCCGATGCCGCGGCCGCGCTCGGCTGCGATCCATACCGCAGCCCGCTCTCGGTGTTCCACGCGATCCGTGGCACGGCCGAGCCGCGCGGCGAAGACGCCGAGCCCGCGCTGTGGGGCAAGCTGCTCGAACCGATCGTGCGCGGGGTCTACGCCACGCGGCGCAACGTGCCCGTGTGGGTCCCCACCGCGTCGTACGTCGCACCGAACGGCTGGCTACGCGCCACGCCGGATGGGATCGTGGCCGACTCGGACGAGATCCGCGGCGTGATCGAGGTCGAGCCGCGGCCGCCGAGCGAGCTCGCCGCGATCGGGCTCCTGCAGGTCAAGACAACGTCGGCGTATCTCGCCGATCTGTGGGAGGACTGGATCCCGCAACGCGTCGAGATCCAGTCGCGCGTGGAGATGGCCGTGCTGTCGATGTGCGATCCCAAGGCGCGCATCGGATGGTGCGACGTCGTTTGCTTGCTCGGCGGCCAGCGCTACGTGGGGCCGTTCCGCGTCGAGCGCGACGACAAGATCGAACGCGCCATCCTGCGCGATCTCGAGCTGTTTTGGTCGCGCGCAAAGGATGGCAAGGAGCCCAGCGTCGACGCATCGCAGGCGTGGCGCCGCTACGCGTCCGAGCGCATGAGCAAGGCGCAGGCGAAGCTCGTGGTGACGGCCTCGCCCGATGACATGGACGTGACGAAGCGGCTGCGCGCGGCGAAGGCGCTCGAAGCCGACGCCAAGCGCGTCAAGGAAGAGATGACGAGCCGCATCCTGATGGCGCTCGCGGCCGCTGGCGCGACCGGGCTCGACGCGCACGAGCAAGGCAAGCTGACCGCGTACAAGAGCGGCGCCGGCTTCGATCACGCGGGCTACATCGGCGAGCTGGAGTATCTGCTCGGCATCGCGCGCACGGTGATCGCCGACGTGATGGCGGGCCGCCCGATGTCCGACGCGATCGGGCTGCTGCTCGACGTCCAGCTCGAGCACGTGCGGGCTCGCCACAAGCGCGAGCACACGGGATGGTCGCTGCGCACGCCGCGATCGTGGGCTGCCGATCAGGCCGACAACGATGGAGAGCAGTGATGCCGGCCAGCGATGAATCGCGCGAGCTCTTCGGGATCACGATGACGAATGACGAAGTCATGATCGCCGTCGGGGCCGAGGCCGCTGGTGTGATCGATGGCGCCGGCTTCGTGCTGGTCCCCAAGCAATGGCGCGATCGCGCGATGGATGCGATGCGCGCCGCGGCGCAGGTCGGGCCCGACGATTTCGAGAAAGGCTACGATCAGGCGATCGCCGAAGCGATCTCGCACCTCACCTCGCTGCGATTGGTGGCGTCGGCTGATGAGATCCGCCGGATGGTGAAACGATGAGAGCACGCATTGATGTCACGGGCGAGAAGTGTCCGACCTGCGGATCGCCGCAGCCGCATCTCCATCCCGCACTCGCCTTCGAAGGCGAAGTCTCGGTCTGCCCCGATCAGTGGCATGCCAGCACTCGCCGCGGGCGGCGAGCGCTGCGCATGGCATCGGCCGTGATCTTGTCGATGCTGTGCATGCTCACCAGCTCGGCGAGCGCCAACCCCATCCCCTACCGAGCCAAGCTCGAGAGCGGCGCCTTCGTCGAGCACGAGCGCGCATGCCGCGACGGCTTCCGCGACACGATTCTCGCGGTCGTGCACGCCGGCGGCCCGATTGTGGTGAATGTCGGCCGGATGGCGTACGGCGATCGCGAGGCCAGCGAGACCGTCATCACCGCGGAAGGCGCGTGGGGCTTCTGGCGCAGCGGCTCGCAGACCATGGTGATCGCCATGCGGCCAAAGCGCGGCACGATGATGCGCGCGCTCGAGATCAGCATCATCAGCCGCACCGGCGGCGAGCCCTGCTACGAGAAATGGCGCGGGCTCGCCGAGATGCGCCCATGACAGACGAGCCGCATTGCTGGAATTGCGGGTTTCCGATCAAGGATGGGACGCTCGTGACAGCGCGCAATCCATCGCACCGCGATCCTAACAAACTCGTCTCGTTTCACGAGCGATGCCTCGTTGCACTGCAGGCGCGCGGCCACGGATGGGAACGGGCAAAAACTTGACACGCGGCGCGATGCCGCAGAATGATGGGTAGCTATGGCGAAGACCGAATACACGCAATCCGGAAAGGAGCTGACGCGCCAGGAAGGCGAGCGCGGCAAGATCGCGCGCGAGCTGAAAACGCACGGCGACTTTCTGCAGGCGCGGCTGCAGCGGCTCTCCCAGTGGGTCACGGCCGGGCTGCGGCCCGAGGCGCTGATCCGCTTCGCGCTGCTCGACCTGCAGCAGAGCGAGAAGCTGCGGCAGTGCGATCCGGCGAGCATCTATCTCGCGCTGCTCGCGTGCGCGCAGACCGGTCTCGAGCCCGGCGCGCTCAAAGGCGAAGCGTATCTCGTCCCCTTCGCGCGGCGCGCGCAATTCATGGCCGGCTACAAGGGCATGATCAAGATGGCCCGGCGCAGCCGCGAGGTGCGCTCGCTCGGCGCGGAAGTCGTGCGCGAGCGCGACGCCTTCGAGCTGATGCTCGGCAGTGAGCCGAGGATCATCCACAAACCGCTGATCGGCGATCGCGGGCTCGTGATCGGCGCCTACTCCGTCGCCGGGCTGGCGCACGGCGCGAAGGAGCTGGAGTGGATGGACGCCACCGAGCTGGACAAGATCAAGCGCGTGGCCGAGCAGCGCGGCAAGTCGCCCGCGTGGAAAGACTGGGAGTCGGAGATGCAGCGCAAGAGCGTGATCCGTCGGCTCTGTAAGCGGCTGCCGCTCGGCCAGGACTATCTCGTGGCCACCGCGATCGAGCAGCGCACCGAGGACGGCGAAGACACCGCGGCGCGCGACGTGATCGACGCGCTCACCGATGGCGAGGCCAGCCGCGCCGAGAACGAGCAAGAGCGCGGGCGTGAGATGTCCGGCGAGGCTGGCGAGGTGATCGACACCACCGAGGCGCAGCAGTGAACCTGCCGGCATGGGCTGTTGTCGGTGCGCGCGTGGACTATTCGTCCGTGATCGGTGAGGCGCCGACGATCACTGGGGCCACGATCACGCACGGCCCGTTCAAGCTCCCGCGAGCTGGCCGGCAGCCCATTCGCTATGCCTGCACGATCGACAAGAAACGCGGTTGGGTCGCGCTTGAGGCGCTGCGGCCGTCACAGGAGTCCATCGGTGGGTGAGATGGAGGTGCTCGAAGCCGAGGCGCTGTGCAAGCTCGCAACGCAGCCCGGTCCATGGGTGTGGGCGCAGGATGATCACGGCCGTTGCATCGTCATCGATGCTAACGGCCTGTGGGTCGCCGACGTCGGCGAGGCGCCCGAGGATGCCCGTTTCATCGCCGAGGCGCGGACGCTCGTCCCCAAGTTGATCGAGGAAGTGCGACGGCTTCAATGCCGGATGCTGGAAACAGAACGCGAATACGGACAGCGGCTTGCCGTGTTCGAACCGGCTTGCGATCTATGCGATGCGATCCGGGACGATGATCGTCCGTCGGCGAATTACGCGCGTGATCGCATGTTTGCCGCTGTCGACGAGGCGCGAAAGGAGCATGGCCGTGGGTGAGAAAACCGAGATTACGTGGTGTGATCACACGTTCAACCCGTGGTGGGGTTGCGTTCGCGTGAGCGAGGCGTGCCGCAACTGCTACGCCGAGGCGTTCGATCGCCGATTCGTGAATGACAAGAGCCCGCCGCACTGGGGACCGAACGCGCCGCGGCGTTTCTTCGGCGATAAGCACTGGGATCAGCCGCGCCGCTGGAACGCAGCCGCCGAGAAAGCGGGCGAACGCCGCCGCGTCTTCTGCGCGTCGATGGCCGACGTCTTCGAGGATCGGCAGGATCTCATCCCGCATCGCCGCCGGCTGTGGAATCTGATCCTTGCGACGCCGCATCTGGATTGGCTGCTACTGACGAAGCGGCCCGAAAACTTCTCGAAGATGCTGCCGTGGTACGACGCCGGCATCCCGTCGGGCTTCCCGTGGTCCAACGTGTGGCTCGGCGTGACGGCCGAAGACAATGGCCGCGCCGAAGAGCGCATCCTGACGCTGCGCGGGATCCAGGCCGACGTGCGCTTCGTGAGCTGCGAGCCGATCCTCGAATTCATCGGGGCGGACACGTGGGATCTCACGCTCGGCTACTCGCGCAGTCTCGAGCGCATCCATTGGCTCATCATCGGCGACGAGTCCGGCCACAGCGGGCGCCCGGCCGATGTCGAATGGGTGCGCGTCGCGCGCGATGCTGCGCAGCGCCACGGCGTGGCGTTTCACTTCAAGCAATGGGCCGGACGTGTCGTGCCACCGGGGATCGCGAATCCCAACGGGGTGACGTACATCGGCCAGACGATCCATCTGCCGATGCTCGATGGCGAGTCGCACTCGGCGTTTCCGAGGACGCGATGATCATCGTCGGGATCGACGGTGGGCTCGCCAAGCTCGGGCTCGCGGTTATCGATGTCGATCGCGCGGGCACCATCGCCGCGCTCGGCTGCGACTCGTTCTCGTCCGAGCCGCTCGCGAAGAAGATGCAGATCGAGCTTGCGCACGATTTCACGCGGCGCGCGCGAGACCTTGCCAAATGGCTCGGCGAGCGGCTCGACCGTTTCCGGCCCAGCATCGTGGCGCTCGAATCGCTGGCCGGATCGAAAAGCTCGCGCTCGGCTGTGGTTATGGGCATCGCGCACGGTGTGATCGTGGCCGAGCTCGAACGGCGCAGCCTGCCGGTGGTCGGCACGCTGCCGAAGGTGATCCGCAAGCACCTCCATCCCAGCGGCACGGAGGACAAGGCGCACGACGAAGCGAAAACGCGCTGCTCGGGGCTCCTGGCTGCTCTGCAACACGTCCCACCGTCGATGGTCGTGCACGTGCTCGATGCGTTGTGCGTCGCGCTGTGGGGGATCGAGACCAACGTCGCGCGCGCGGCGATGTCGAACGAGAACGTTCCGGCGCGGCCGGGGACGGTGTGGCGGTGACTGCGGCCGCGGGCTCAAACCGCGTAAACCAGGTGCATTGGCCGAATGGCTGCAGTTGGATCCGCGATCGCGGGATTTTCGGCATAATTTTGTCCATGATCGCCGCATGCTCGCCGGTGGCTCGGACGCGCGCCACGATCGCCGTGTCCGCTGCGCTGCTCGCCTGCGACTGGTCGCAGACCCGATCGCGCGCCGAGCGCGGCTGGGATGGAAAGCACGAGACCAACCCCATCATGGGCGAGACGCCGGCGCCTCACGCCGTCGACGGCTACTTCGTGGCGACGGCCGCCGCGTTCGCACTGGCCACCGTGGCGTTGCCTGCACGGTGGCGATGGATGCCGGCCGCAGGGCTGGGGGGTGTTGAGGCCGACGCCGTACGGCACAACCTGTGGACGGTTGACGGGGTGTGCGGGCGATGATCCGCGCGATCGCCGTGTTCGCCGCGATCATCGCATCGATCATCCTGCAGCTGTGGGCTCTTGTAGGTGGCGACGCCCCCGAGCTGGCGCGTTGCCCGCCCGGCCTCTACGTCGAGGGGGTCCGCCCGAACGGGCTCTCGACATGCGTCCAGCCCCCGCCGCAGGGTTGTGACGAGCCCGCGGGCACGGCGACCGAGATGCGGCCGTGCACGTTCGAGCTGCGCCGCGCGCCGATCCGCGTGCACTGCACTGGCGGCGCGCACCCGATCGTGATCGATGCGTTTACGATCGGCTGTCAGCGTTAGCCCGCGGCCAGCTCGCTCTGGATGTACTCGAGATCGAAGTAGGGCAGCCGCCGCATCACGCCGGGGTCCCATCCGCCGTGTGCGTCGCTGCGCTCGATCGGATCTACGTCCTCGTGGCACACGAGCCGGCCGCCCGCGTACCAGCCCGCCGGCCAGCCGTGGCGCGCGGCGAGATCCTGACCGAGCGCGATCGCGGCGTCGTGCTGCGCGTGCGTGAAACGCAGGCCGGGCGCCATCGGCTCGCCGCCGAAGCCGTCCCCGATCGGGATCATCTCAAGCCCGACGTAATCCACGTTGGGGCTCGTGCTCGGAAACATCGAGTAGGGATGGCGCCGCGTCGGCCACCGGTGATGCCACTGCGCGACGGTCTCGGGCGACACGCGGCTCGCCCACGAGCCATCTAGATAGGCCGCCCGGTTTGGGCCGCCGGCATGCGCCGTGAGCGCTTCGTCGGGCGCCACCTGGTACAGCTCGCCATCGTGATCGCACACGTAATGCGGCCCGCCCCACAGGTAGCCATTCGAGCCATTCTGCGAAGCGATGTACACGGCGATCGCGACGTCGATCGGCCGCTTGCCGGTCTTGCGCGCCTTGTCCGTGACGCCACCACCGGTGGTGTGCAGCAGGAATCCCCACGGCGATCGCAGGCGCGCGAGCGCCGGATCGCGAACGCCAGGGACGCGGTGGGCGATCGAAGAATACGAGAGCGTCATGGGTGATCCTCGGCGAAGTCTTCGAACGGAGGTAGGACGTACAGTGGCCGCTCGATCGGCACGACGCGACCGCGCTGCGACGTCGGGCCCGGGAAGAGCGACTGATCGAGACAGATCTGCGCCGCCGCGATCCACGCGCGCACGGCGATCATGTAGTGCGCGAGATCGACGAGCGACTCCTTTGTGATCGTCGCGCCGTCAGCCGTCGGAGTCGCCTGCAGGTCGATCGGGCTTGGCAGCGGGGGCAATTCGCACGGTGGTCGCGGTTGGATCACCACCTGCGGCAGCGGCTTCGGCTGGATGGGTGGCTCCTGACAGGTCGGGCAGTGGTGTGCGCAAAAGGTCAGTGACGCTGGCAGTAACAGCAGCAACATCACCGCTAGCCAGCTGACGCTCTGTGCCCTTGGAAAGTAGTTCGTTCGCGTTGCGCAGCACGATTCCCATGCGGGAGATCCGCTCAGTGAGGATCCGCAGCTCGGCGTCAGTCTCGGCTCGCTTGGCGTTCGCATCGTTTCGCTCCTTGAGGTAGGTCTCGGCCACGGCCAGCTCGTCACGGAAGCGCTTGTCGGCCGCGGCCTCACGCTGCTCGGCGGCCTCGACATCGGCATCCCGCTTGCGCTGCGCCGCCACGAGCTCGCGAACGAGATACGTCACGAGCCCGACGAAGGCGAGCCCGAGCGCAGCGAGCGCGACCACCGCGGCGACCACGTTACTTCGCCTTCGTCATGCCGCGCGACACGCTGTATCCGGCGGTGGCGAGCGCGGCCACGGCCAGGCCGGCGATCTTGTCCGCCGTCGTCGCGCCACCGTCGTGGATCGCACCGCTGGCGAACAGCAGACCGATCAGCGTGGCGAACGCGGACAGGTAAAACTCGGTGGTCTTGTAGCCGGGTTTCGCCGGCGCTGGCTTGGTCTCTTCGGGCATGTGGGACTCCTTGCGTTAGAGGTAACGCGCGATCAGGGCCGTTACGAGCGACGAGACTATCCCGGCGATCAGTACGTACCACTGCCACGCGATCTTGCGGCGCAGGCTCATATCGGCAGAGCGATTTTCGATCGCCGAGAGCGCGCCGGTTTCTTGGACCTTGACGGTGCTCGTCACTTCGAGCCGCTTATCATCCAGCACGCGATCGAGCGTGCGCGTCATGATGTTCATGAGCGCGACGCGCTGCTCGTCCTGGTCGGCGGCCATCTCTTTCAGCCGGTCGCCGAGATGCTGCTCGAGCAGACCGAGCCGCTCGTTGAGCCGCTGCTCGAAGCGTTCGATATCGAGCCCCACCTGCCGGATCGCGCGATAGATCTCGGCATCCGACGTCGGCGGCGTCGAGCAGTCCTCCCACGATTCGTATTGCGATGACGCGCGCCGCATGGACACGAGCCCGCCAGCCGATTCGCTCTTACGCCGATCGCGATCGTCGATCGTCAGCGACACGATCGGGCGATCCTGATCCGTGGCCGGCATGCCCTTGGGCGGCGTCCGCGATCGCGGCACGGTGTGCGCGAGCGGGGGCTTTCGTGGCGGGGGCTTGTCGTCGGCCATGGGGACAGGGTAGCGCTAGGGGGTGATTCGGATGCCGGCGATCTGGTATCCGGTGTTCAGCGGAACCACCTTGATGTGCAGCTGTTCGCCGGCGGCCACGGTATACGGCCCACCGGAAAGCGGCACGTTCAGGAACGCCCACGCGGCGCTCCGGTTCGAATCGAGCACGGTGCCGAGATCGGTCTCGGCCATCCCGTCATCAAATACGACCACGGTCACGTTCGCATCGACTGCGCCATCGCCTTTGACGAGCACATCGATTGCCGAGATGACGTCGCCTTCCTCGGCGGGAATGGCGAAGAACGCATTGGCGAGGCTCCCGCTCGTCACCACGATGCCGTCAGATGTCCAGCTCTTCGAATCGAGATCGATCGCATCGAAGATCGGCCGCACGAACCGCGTACGCGTCGTGACGAAGAGCAGCCACTGATAGTGGTAGTTCAGGAGCCAGTTAAAATCGGTCGATGGGATCGGCTTCTCGCCATTCTCGAAGCCGGTATCCTTCTTCGCCTCGTCGGGCTCGGTGTTGTTCGTCTCATCGGTGGCCCAGCGCGGCAGCTTGTCGGGTCTCGTGGCCATGGCTTTCTCCTACGGCAGATCGTTGGACCGGAATTGCGCCGGCAGCCGGTTGATCGCAGCGGTCACCGCGTCGACTTCTTCGGCCTCGGCTTCGGCCGCGATCGCGCGCGCGGTGGTCGGCAACTGGTACACGAGCTCTTCGTGCGCGAGGTTGCCATCGATGTCGATCACGTCCATCTCGAGCACGACGTAGGTCCCACGCCAGCCATCAGCCGGCAGGATCGACAGCTGATCGCCCACGATCTCTGATGTCCCGTCGTAAGGCGGCTTGAAGCTGCCCGCTCGGAATGCGACTTGCTCGGCATCCTGATCGAGACCGGACACGCCGAACATGCGGACGGTGACTGACTCGTAGACGATGCCGGGGAACGCGTCGGTGGCCTCCACGATGATCGGCGTGGTGAACGCGGCCGAACTGTTCGGGAAGCCGCCGGGATCTCCTGCCGCAACCGCTGGCGTCGGCGAGATCGCCGTGATCGTCGGCGGCGTGGTGTCCTTGCTCGCGCCGATCACGATCCACGATCCGATCGTGGTCGTGCTCGTGTTCGGCGTGACCGCGCCGTCGGTGGCCTCGACATGGATGTGCGACACCGTCTGATCCCAGTCGGCATCGGGAACGATGGACACGGTTACCAGGTTGGCGTTGGTCTGCACGACCGTGCTCGCAGCGTCGAACGCCGGATCGATAGCCGCGCCGTCCCACACATCGATCGTGGTGTTGTCGACGAGATGGACGGTGATCACGACGTCGGCGATCGCGACGCCATGCGCGTCGGCGATCTCGAAGGTGATCGGTGTGCTCGAGCTGCCCGCGCCGATCACGGTGCCCTGCTCGGGGTCGATGCTCTGCACGATCGGGCCGATGTCGTCGACGGTGACGATCCACGAACCGATCACCGTGTCGCTCGAGTTGGGCCCGCCGGCCGTGTCGTCGGCCGTGACCTCGATGCGCGCGATCGTCTGTGTCCAGTTGCCGACGTCGGGCAAGAGCGACACCGTGACGAGCTGGCCGTTTGTCTGCACAACAGATGAGCTCGCGTTGTACGCGGCATCGAGCGCCACGCCATTCCACACGTTCACCGAAGTGGCATCGACGAAGTGAATCGTGATGTCCACGTTCGCGATCAGCACGCCGGTGGTGTCCGCCACCTCGAAGGTGATCGGGGTGATGCTCGTGTTCGTGCCGATCACCGTGCCTTGCGTCGGGGCGATGTTCTGCACCACGGGCCCGGTCTGATCGGTCGCGAGCCCATCGGCTAGCCCGTCCGCGTAGCCGTCCGCGTAGCCGGCGGCGTACGGCGCTTCGGTGAGATCCGTCAGCTCGCCGAGAAGCTGGACTGACACCGTGCCACCGCAGTCGATCAGCGGATTGCCGCGGAGCGCAAGCGTGCCTCCCGTGCCGAGCTTCTGCTCGATGGGCAAGCTGATGAGGCCGCCGACGCTGCGGAAGATCGTGGCGTTGAACCCACCGAATTCGTGCACCACGATCCCGTTGTAGAGAAGCTCCACGCGGTTGGCTACGAATGGGTCGGATGCATCGGCGTAGACCATGATCGACTGGATATCGATGCCGTTGACGGGGGCCGTGAACGTCTGCGCCACCTGATTCGCCGACAGATCGAGCGGCCGGTACGCCGCCGTCCAAAAGAAGCGCTGCGCGCTGACGCTGCCCTGCGCGAAGACCTTGAAGCGCCAGACCTGCGGAAAGAGCCCGGCGTTCGAGAGCGCGTGGTCGTACGGCGTCACCTCGAAAGACAGCGTATCGCCGGCGGCGAGCGAGATGCCATCAGCGTATTTCGGCGTGGTGTCCTCGGAGCGGTCGCCGTAGTTGTTCGCGCCCCACGAGCCTTTGTTCGTGGTCTGAGAGTCCATGCTTGGCTCGGTCGGCGTGCAGCGCGCCCACACCTGCAGCTCCATGACTGCAGTGCCGTTCACCTTCATCACTGCTTTGCCGACAGGCTTGCTGCGGACGTCGAGGATCGATGTACCGAGATCCCACATGCCCTCGGGTGAGACCTGGATGACGAGCTCGGATGCGTACGTCTCGATATTGTCGGGCGACACGTACGACCACAGATCGGTCTTCGCGTCGTCGCGCATCGACTGCATCGCGATCGGCGCGAGCTGGTTATCGCCTTGGTTCGGCGACGGCGGATCCGCGGTCGCGCCGGTCGCGACGGCTTCCGAATAGCCCTGCAGGCCGGGCGTGGTGTTGCGGAACACCGCTTGGCTTAGGATGCTGTTGCCCATCTAGAACCCCGCCACCGATCCGCACCACGTGGCGCTGACAAATAGGTTCGCCGTGTTCGCGCTGGTGAGCCATTTGACCTGTTCACCATTGAGAAACTTCAGCCCGTTGTCTCGGATGCCATTGCTCCACGGGATGACGAGCGTCACCGCTTCGCGGTAGTTGCGTGCGAGGTACGCTTCGAACACGTCGCTCCCGTTCACGCGCATGATGATCGGAGTGCCCGATTGACCGTCGAGCGTGCTGTGGGGATAGGGGAACGCGCTCACCATCGAGCACTTCCACATGACGTCTGCCGTCGGGCTCATCACCGCGATCACCTTCACACCGGTATCGCTCGTCGTGAGACGAACGCATCCGGTCTTGAAGATAGGCGCGTTGCTCGCCATCGATCAGCCCTGACCGTGGAAGGATCCCACCCAACGCATGCTCGTCGTGCTCGCCGGCGTGACGATCCAGCGCACGACTTCCGCGCCGCTGAACACGAGCCCATTGCCCCATGGGATGACGATGATCCCGGGACGCGAGTCCACGTCAGTATTCTGGATGCGCATCTCGGCCTCGTCGGTGCCACCCACCTGCATCTTGACCACGCCCATGTTCGACTCCGTGGCGCTGTACGTGGTGAGGTAGCCCACGACGATGGTGCATTTCCAGCTCGTCACGTTCGTGGGCGTGAAAGAGCTGATCACCTGGTCGGCCGTCGTCGCCGTCGTGGTGAGCCCTGCATGTTGGAACGTTGCCACCGGCCTACTCCTTCCGCTTGTTGCTGTCGTCGAGCAAGATCACCGATGCGAGCTCGTGCAGGAGCCATTTCCCGGCGCGCGTCTCGATGACGAAATCCTTTTTTCCCTTCCGCCACACGTGCCCGTAGTGCGCATCGGGATAGACCCCGTGCTCGTTGGGCTTCGACGAAGGCGGGCACCACCGCACGGTGCGCTCGTCTTTGTCGTACGTGTCGCCGAGCGTGGTGTCCGGCGTGCCGTCCTCGGCGGCCTCGATCTCGATCGGTTTGCTCATGGGACTTCGTGCTCCTTCCCGGTCGCGTCATAGATGCGGACGCGTGGCTCCTTGGGCTTCTGACCCATGACCGCGACGTGTCCTTGCTCCCAACCGGCCACCGGCCAGCCGCACAGCCGCGGCTCGAATGGCCCGGTCACGCGACCGGAGGCCATCACCGCGTCGAGTGTCTTCGCCAGATCCTCGATCGGGATCTGGATCAGGATGCCCTTGGCGCCGAGCGCGAAGAGCTTGCCCACCTCGCGATTGACGTCGCGCACGATGCTGGCGGGCACGAAGTCATCGAGCGCGATCACGGGCCATCCGTTGGCAGAAAACTTCATATGGTCCCCCCGAAGCCGAATCCCGCATCGTCGAATCCGATATCCGCGTCGTCGAACGCGGCCGCTTCCTCTGGCGTCAGCGGGCTGTATGTCAGCGTGAAGCGTACGCCGGCCGCGCGCGCGCGATCTACGAAGAAATAAACGAGCTGCGCGGTGTCGTCGTCGACGAGCGCATCCTCGATCTCGAGCCGGAACGTCGCGGGCCCGACCGTGGTCACGCGGATGGTGGCATCGGCGAACGTGTCGCCGAGCGCGAGCCGTACCACCTTGATGATCTCGAGCGTGCGCCCCTGCGACCGATTGATCGCGATCTGCACGAAGATGTACCGGCGGTAGATCTCGTCATCGCTCGACGTTCGCGAGATGCCCACGAGCTTGCCGAGCGTATCGAGCTGCACGCCCACCGCATCGGTGACCCACCGGCCGACGATGCACGCACGGATGGTGTCTTCGAGCTCCTGCCACCCTTCGGACTTAGCGGCGACGAGCTTCTCGACGTTCGTCAGGCTCACGGGTCACCGTCCGAGCTCGTCACGGCAATGTTGGCCGCGTCGTATGTGGCGAGCTGGCGCGGATCGATCACGACGGTGGTGGACGTCGCCGGCGCAGGCGCGTCGTCGATCAGCGGTGGCTCGACATCGAAGATCCCGGGAACGGCGGCGAGGATGGCTGCCGAGAGCACCGACGCCACAGCATTGCGTCCGGGGTAGTTGCGCGCATGGTCAATCCCGTACGCCACGATCGCCGCCTTCACGAGATCGTCACCATCATCAGGATAGACGTCGGGATCCTTCGTCAGCGTGATGTCAACGTAGATCGGGACTTCTTCGGGCCGCGAAAACTTGATGTCGTGATCGATCCCTTCGTCGTCGGTAACGGTCTCAGTCTCGCCGCCGGTGGTGACGATGCCTGCGGCAACGCTCTCGAAGAGCGTCTGCGCGATGTCGGCAGCCGCGCCGCCTTGCACGAGCGCCTCCACGCTGTGCGGCGGCATGCCGTCGACGGTGGCATCGGTGTTGTTCTCGAACACCGACACGTTGATAACGCCGCCCACCTCGATCAGCGCTGCGCGGATGCCGCGGAGCGTGCTGATGCCCGCGCGGTTGAGCTCGACTTCGGCGAGGATGCGCAGGTCGGCATCCTTCATCTCGCCATTGCCGAGCAGCGCGTCTTCGGCATTCAGGACACCCGTCCAGCCCGATACCGGCGTGACGATCTGCGACAGTTGCAGCGCGGCCGCCTCGATGGCGTCTTCGACCGTCGATCGCATGGTCGCGATCGCGAACGCCTTGCCGTCGCCGACCACGGCCCACTGGATGTTGTCATCGTTGAAATCGTTTAGACCGCTCGGTGTGCTGGCTCCCGAGATGCCGGACTCGGTGGCCAGGATCACGTGGCCCGTGCCAGCGCCGACGGTCACGACGTCGCCGATCTCGTACGGCGTGGCCGTCACCCAATCGTCCGCGAGCGCGAGCGTCTCGTCCTGCACGGTCTCGAACACGGCCGTGGGCGGCGCGTCGCCGATCGGCGGGACGGCGGCCTGCGAGCCGGCGTCGATGGTCGTGCCGTCATCGCCGGCCAGGACGGCGGTCACCTCGGATGGCCGCGGCGGGGGCGGAAACGTACCGGTCAGCAGACACAGCGCGCGTAGCCCGGCGCCACTCACCTTGTCGCGATCGAAGCCGCCGAAGAGCACCTCGAGTAGCTCCCACACCACGGCTTCGCGCTCGCTGTCGATCGCGATGGTCTGGCCTTCGAGCGTCTGATCGCCGAGCGGCAGCGATGCGCCGAATCGATCGCGGTACCGCTGCTCGCGCTCGGCGCGGATCTGCGGCAGGGTCTTGATCACGAGCCCCTCGGGCGTCAGGCCGAAACTCATGCGGTCACCTCGGCGGTTTCACGGATGGTGTCGCCGAAGAGCGTGGCCGCTTCGACGGTGATGGTAAGGATGCGCGTCGCATCGTCGAAGGTGATCTCGATGGAGGTGATCGATCCGAGTCCGGGCGTGCCGTCGAGCGCCTCCACAACGGCAGCTCGAGCACGACCGGGGTTGAACCGCTGACCGAGGATCGCTTCCTCCTCCGATACGCCGGCGCCCGGAAGCCATGGCGGGCCTACGTCCTGGTCCATGAACCACTCACCCTTGATCATGCGCAGCCGCAGCTGCACGTTCTGCCCGACTCCGATCGCTCCGGTCGCATGCTGCATCGGGATCACGAGATCGCCCGACGAGTCGCGCAGCCAATCGATGGGATCGGTTTCGAGCATAGGTCAGCCTCGGAGCTTGTCGGTGCCGACGATTGGATCGATGGGGACGCCGGTCGCGCCGCCGGGCGCGGTGTGCGTGTGGTTCTCGAATTCCTCTTTCGTCACGAGCCGGCTCGAACCACCGGCCACGATGTTGCCAGCGCTCTCGAGGATCAGATCGCTGTCACGGTCGCCGAACGTCGGAGATCCGCCACCGGAGCGCAGCCCGGGGATCGCGATCGCATCGCCGATGCGGTGGCGGCGCGGATCCTGGGGGTCGACTTCGCCGCCGAGCCCGGCCAGCCACCTTTCCAGCGAGCAGCTCGTACAGACGATCAGCACGGTGTCACCGCTGGCGATCGGCCAGCTGATGTCATAGGAGCCCGCGCCGGGGAACACCACAGGCACGTCCTGCACGATCGGCAGTGACTCGGCGATCCGCTCTTCGTCGACGATGCGCACGCGCTTTACCAGCGGCTTGACGTTCGCGTGGCGCGAGCTCGCGTCGTACGCGGTCACGCGGCCAGGCATCGCCACGTGCACGTCCTGCAGCGCCGACGCGATGAAAGCATCGACCATGTCTTCGAGCTGCGGCTGACGGGTCATATCGGTTTGATCTCCAGCTCGGTCTGGAATTTGTCGATCAGGTTGTCGCCTTCGTGTTTCACACGTTCGATCCGGAAGTTGCCCTCGACGTCTCGCGCCTTGAGATGCACCCGCTGCCCGCACATGAGATCGGGGCGCAGCGCCATCGGTACGGTCCACGTCGGCGGCTTGCCATCCTTGTCCGGCTTGCCTTGCTCGGGGCTGCCGATCATTCCGGTTTCCTCGCTGATGATCTTCGTGTCCTTCGGCAGCACATCGGCAGGCCCGAGGATCACCACGCGCCCGTCCTGAATTGACCACGACAAGCCGGCCTGCTCGAGCATCCGCGACAGCTCGTCAGACGCGCGCCCGTGCGCGACATCGCCGGCCGAGATCTTCCGCTGCAGCTCCGCGCGCCGCTGCACCTCGGGCGGCACCTCGACGCCCATCACCTGAAGTGCGTCGCGCACGCCGACGATCATGGGCGTCCCCTTGCCGTAGCTCTTGCTGATCTGCGCGCGTGCGAAGGCCCGGCCACCGTCGGCAACCTGCAACGTGGTTTGCCATTCGGTGCCGACGATGCGTGACGCCGACCACCGCACGTCCCCCTGACACACACGTTCCAACTCGCCATCGTAGCCAGCTTCCAAGATGCAGGCGACGGGCGAGCGGGCCACGAGCTTGCGGCTGTCCTCGTTCAGATTGTCGATCACGATCTCGGCGGGGTTGGGCGACTTGTCGAGCGACTTCTCGACCGTGAATTTTACGTGCAGGTCTTCGATGGCCTCGCCGATCTCGACGCGCGAGAAGATCTTCGGTTCGAGCGACGTGCGGAACACGAGCAAGCGGACGCCACGAAATAGGATGCGTGTCATGTGGAAGGCTCCTGCATGACGCCCGGCCGCAGCGCGCGCGCCATCGCGAGCTCGGCGTCGCTGACATACCAGACCTTGACGCGCACGCCGAGATCGTCGTATCCGGCTTCGTCGCGCTCGCGCGTGGTGTCCTGCGCCATGATCGCGCCGCGCACGAAGATCGGGTGATCACTCCACCTGGCCATGAACGTCCCGAGCGTGATCTTGATGCCACGAACGATCGGCGTGTCGTCGGCCTCGAACATGTCGAAATACCACGCCTGATCCGACTCGTTCCATCGCTGCTCGATCGCGATCTCGCGGCCGAGTAGTTGCGTCGTGAAGCGCGCCGGCGTCGATGGAACGAAGGGAAGCTCGATCACCGTTGCCTCCCGATCGAATCCCAAAAGCCGTTACCCGAGCCTTCGCTCGGCAGGAGCGTCTTATCGAGCTTGCTCTGCTGATTGTCGGCCTGCACGGGCTGCCCGGTCTCATCCCAGTACGCGCGATCCGGGTAGCGTGATACCGGCTGATTCGTGCGCTTGTCCACCCACGTTCCTTGAGCCGGATCGAAGTCGGCTTCGTGACCCGGTGCCGTGCCCTCGTCGCGCGACCATGCCTGTTGCTCTTCGGGCGATAGCGGCTTGCCATCCTTGGCATACACCCACTGTGCAGTGCCATCGGGGTTGCGCTTGACCACGACTGGCTGCGAGTCGATGCACGTTCCCGTCTTCGGATCTCGTGCCCGGCAGAACGTGCCGCTCTCCACCACGCCGGTGTTGCCCGGGGTCTTGCTGGTCTTGCTGCCGAGCTTGCGCTTGGCGGCGCCGCGCACGGTAGACACACGCACGGCCAGCCGCGCGTTCGTGACCGTCTGCAGCTCCTGGAAAACGGCCGTGAAGAACAGCCCGCCGGTGGTTGTGCGATCGCGCGGGATCGTCAGCGTCAGCGGCAGCATGGAGGCATACCGCTTGAGCGACGTCACGATCGCGACGGCGCCGAAGTCTTCTGCTTTGGGGTCGAACATCCGTTCGAGCTCGGCGAGCGCGGTCGTGCTGCGCTTCGCACCATTCGCGGCCTCCACCGGATCGGGATGCAGCGGCGTGTCCGTGACCACACCTTCGACGGTCAGCCCCCGGGGCTTGCGCCGCACGTGATCGGTGATCGTTGCACCGGATTCGACGGGAAATTCCGTGGCCTCGTTCTCGATCCGATGCTCTTCGGACTTCGCCACATCGATGTCCAGCTCGCCGATACGGATCATTGCTTCACCGCCATCGCCTGCCGGATCTTCGCCGCCAGCGTATCGTTCACGTGCATCGCGATCTTTTCTTCGTCCATACCCGGCCCGGCGTTCACCGTGATCGGCGCGGTCACGTTGACTTGCGCGCCGGCGGCAGCCGCGCCGGCGGGGATGGGCGCTGCGGTGTACGTCGCATTCGGCGCCGTGCTCGGCAATGTGAGCGCTGGCTTCGGACCGGCGGCCTGCCGTGCCGCTTCCGATCCCGGATAGTATTTGGCCGCGTTCGCCCGGCGCTGCTCGGCATTCGCCCGCGCCTGTTGCTCTTCGATGGTGATGCCCTCGTCACCGAGCCCGATCAGCTCGAGCACCTTGCCGACGATGCGGCCGAGCCATCCGGCGATCGCCTTCACGGAGTTGATCACCGCGACGAAGATTTTTCCGATCGCGGACGCCACATCCAGAATCGCGTTGAGCGCTGACATGATCGCTTCGCGGTTGTCGATCACGTATTGGACCGCCTCGCCGATCTTGCCGATGCCGGCGGCGATCTTGTCGGCGACTTCGCGGACCTTCTGTGACAGTAGCTCCTTGTTCGCTTTCACCCATGCGAGGATGCGATCCACGCCTTGCTTGAGCGTCGGAAAGAGCGCGCTGATGAGCTGGTTCTTCAGCCCGCCCCACGCAGCTTTCAGTTTGTCGATGTTGTCGCCGAGCTCGTCGCCAGCGGCAACGGTCTCGTTCGACATCACGATCCCGAGATCCTGCGCTTCCTTGCGCAGCTCGCGGATGCCGTCGCCGCCTTGGTTCAAGACCGGGATCAGGCGTGCGCCGCTTCGTCCGAAGACCTGCATCGCGAGCGCGGTCTTCCTCGCGCCGTCGGGCATGTCGGCGAAGCGATCGGCGATCTCCATCAGCGCCGCATCGAGCCCATCCTGCGATGACAGCGCAGCCTTGATCGCCTTGCTCGTCAGGCCGGCAGCGTGCAGCGCCTTCGTGGCATCCTTGCCGCCTTTGGCCGCTTCGCCGAGCGTGCGCGACAGCTTCATTACGGAGTCGCCGAAGTCGTCGGTGTTGAGCCCCGATCCCATCGCGGCGTAGCCGTACTCCTGCAACGCCTCGGCCGAGAGCCCTGTCTGCTGCGAAAGGTCAGCGAGGTGACCGGTGGTCTCTAGCGTCTGCTCGCCCCAACTGATCAGGGTCTCGGCAACGCCGCGCACGACATCGACGGCGATCCCCGCGGCTTTCTGGATCCCGGTGGCCATGAGCTGGCCGGCGGCGACAGCGCGCGTCATCGCGCCTTGGAGTTGCGCGATCGCGGAGTCACCCTTCGCCCATTGCTTCTCGTCCACGTCGAGCCCGAGGTGGGCGGCGAATTCCGCGACCGGGTCAGCCACGGCGCACCTCTGGCTTGCTGGCCTCGATCGCGTCGAGGCCGCGGTTGTACAGATCGACTTCGTCGAGTGTCATCGACATCGCATCAGACCAGGAAATGTGACCGCCGAGAATCAGGCGCCACGCCGGCCAGCACTGACGATGCTCGGGCTCGAGACCTTCGACTCGGAACCCTGATCCGCGGGCTGGATGGCTTTGGGCTTGACGCCGAAAATAGGGCCGAAGCTCACCTCCGCGGCGAGCAGCAGCACGCCGGGCAGGGCTCCGAGGCGCCCGGCAAAGGCGCGGTTGATCGCGTCGCTGGACGTGAGCTCGATGCGCTCGCGCGCCTTGCCCTCACCGATCACCACGTAGGTGGTGGCCAGGAGCGGCACGGCCAGCTCGGCGAGCTTGCCGCCGAGCAGATCGGCAGCGACCGCGCCGATCGTCGGACCGAGATCGGCGAGCCCATTCTCCTGCGAGAGCGCGCCCGTGATGCGCCCGATCACGGGCGCGAAGATCACTGCGACTTCGGGCGCGATCGCGAGCGCGCGCATCGCCGGCAGCTCTTCGCTCGTCGCCTCGACATCGTGGATCTTCCGCGTCTTCGGCATGGTGGTTACTCGTCGCTGCCGCCGACCACGTAGGTATCCACGGAATCGAGCTGGAACGTCCATTCGCGCGGGCCGACTTCCTTGGCGTAATCCACGTTGGGCACGCGGACGATGTACGCGTCTTTCGCGTGCAGCAGCGTCGTACCGTTCAGATCCTTGATCTGAAACTCGCCGGTCGGAAGGCGGCCGTTGATCGGATCGGGCAGCAGCGCCGAGAGCGAGTCGTTCGACGGCGACGCCTGGATCAGCGTGATCTTGACGGTCGCGCCGAGATTCGCGTTGAGCGTGGCGACGCCGAAGCCATCGGCTCCGACCGTTCGCATCACCTGATCCTCGTCCATCTGGAACGCAGCGAACGTGCCGTCCATGAAGCCGACGAGCTGCAGGCCGGCGAACGAGATCGCCACGCGCTTGGGATTGTATCGACGAAACGCCATGGGCTACCTCACTCGGTCAGGTTGACGGTGATGCTGGTCTTGTGGACGGCGCCGGCGAGCTCGGCGTTGACGGCGCCATCGGGCAGCTCGCGCAGCGCCCGGACGCTGGGATCGATGTCGGCCACGCGCGGGAACGTGACGCTCGGTGCGGGGTCCGTGCGGAGCACGCCGATCTCAGCCCACCGGTTCGCGCTCGCGCGCGCCGCGGACTCGATCGAAGCGATGCCCTCGTCGGTATAGGCGATCTTGTCCTGCGCGAGCATGACGCCGAAGATCGATTTCTGCAGATCGTCGACGAACGCATCGACGCCCACGACGACATCGAAGAAGCCGAAGACGGTGTCGGCAACCGTGCCCTCGGCCGTGATGCGGCGGCCGGCCTCGGTGACGTAGAAATTCGCGCGCCGCGCCTTGAGATTGTTGCGGTGCGTGGTGGTGAGCGAGTCGGGCGTGACGCTCGCCAGATCCTTGAATTTCGCTGTCCAGGTGCCCGGCGTCTTCGGCATCAGCTTGCCCGCGAGCGCGGCGTCGGCGAAGTCGCACGGCGACGCGTGGTAGATGCCGATGGTGCGGCGCCGGCCGTCATCCATCAGCCCGGCGAGCACGTCGGCGGACACGTTCACCGTGTAGACCCCGATGATGCTCTCGGTGTCGCCCGACGCGCAGTAGTAGGTCTTGACCCGCGCTTCGATCCATTCCGCCACCGTGTCGCAGTAGGCGCGCGAGTTGTACAGCGTGACGAGGCCGTACCACGACGAATCGACAAGCTCGATCGCGGTCAGATCGTCATCGACGTTCGCATCGGCGTGCGTCTGCGCGATCGTCATCAGGCGCGGATCGAGCACCTCGACGGAAAACCAGTTGTTGGCCGCCGTCCCCGTGATCAGCAGCGTATCGGTATCCGACGCGCCGGGGACCACGGTCGCGGTGTAGTTGCGGCCAACCACGGCCTGCAGCTGCGTCACGAGATCGCCGATGATGTCGTCGTTCCCGTCGCCGCCGGTTGGCGTGACCGTGACGATCGTATCGTCGAAGCCGACGCCGCACACCTTGAGCTTGTAGATCTCGGCATCGCTGGCGAGCACGAGCGCGAGTGCATAGCGTTGCGTGACGTCGCCGACCGCACGACCGATCGCGAATTGCTTCACGTGCGGGGACTGCGCCATCATCTTCGTGGCCGCCCGCACCTCGCCGCCGTCTTCGGGCACCACGTTGTCGTCGATCAGCTCGGCGACGCTCGAGTAGTACCGGATACGCTCGCCGAACGTCGCGACGTGGGAGAGGATCATCGGCAGCTTGAACCCGAGCCGCGCCACGCCGGCGTTGCCCAGGTTGACGGTGATTTCCACATGGTCATCAAGCGACATGTTCAGCTCTCCGGAGGGGGTGGGTCGGGGATCCAGAGGTCGATCCCAAGGGGGGCGGATTTGATGTTCACGCGCTCGATGTACGTGGTGCGCGACTCGAGCTCCGAAGCGAGGCCGATGCGAAACTCCACGATCGCTCGTGGTTCGAGGATGCTGCCGCGGTCGCCGGTCAGCACGCGAACGGGGCCGATGTCTTCGATCGCGATGCCGGCCTCGTCGAGCGTGAACACGAAGAGCGGCACCGAGGCGACAAGATCGCCGGCTGCGCGCCGCATCAACTCGACGGCCCCATCGGGCACGAGCTGCACCTCGAAGGATGCGGAGCGAACACCACGCGCGCGGATCCGCAGCTCTTCGCCTGGCGCCGGTAGTGGCGCGTCATCGGTGATCATCCAGTCGTGGCCGATCGTGCGGATGTCCGACAGCGTGAGCGACGCGAACGGAACGTGCGGACGGGGTTTCAGCTCGTACGACCACGCGACGTTGTGCTCGCCGAGCGCGCACGCCGTGCGCACCCATGTCGCGAGCGCCGACTCGATGGTGTCCCACGCGATCGCGCTCATGGCCACCCCAGCGCGGCGAAGGCGCGGCCGCCGCAATCCACGATCTCCATGCGCTGGCCGCGGATCTGCGCGAGCTTCTCGGCCAGCTCGCGATCGTCCGGGCGATGCACGTCGTCGACGATCATCGGGGCATCGTCGCTGAACAGATCGAGATTGGCGAGAAGCCCGCTGCGGCCGATGTGCTTGGGCGGGCCATCGACAACGATCGCGCACTGCTCGTGCGGCGCTGGCATGCGCTGCTGAAGGATCGTGCGGTCGTACCACCCACCCTTGATCGGCGCATGGATGTATTGCGTGTCGCGCACGAGTCCGACGAAGCGGCCGTCGTGCTCGACCGAGACCAGCCGGCAGGTGGGCGGGAGGTCGGCGGCGAGCCGAGCGCTGCCGTGCCCGCTGCCGAGCTCCACAACGATCCCGGCCCGGCCCTTGAGCCGATCCCCGACCATCCGGCTGGCCGTGGGCGGGAGCTGCGCGTTGAGTGACGGGCGGATCGAGCGCAGCCACGGCGACGCCGCGGGCTGTGGGATGCCGCGTCGGATCCAGCCGCGGCCGAACGGTTCGAGCGCCGGCCATGGCGACCGCTGCAAGATGGCCGTCTCGATCGCATCGTTGCCGGCCCCGACGCGTTGCTTGAAAACGCTCGTACCCTTCGGCAGAAGCATCGGCCGCAGCCAGCCATCGGTTCGAGCCGCAGCCCAGCATTCGATCCCGGCGTCGCGGAGCTGCAGGCCGGCGGCGATGTCCACGCAATGCGACCATTCGATCGCGGCCAGCGACGGGCGCCACGTGCCGACGCGGAAGGCCATCGTTCCCGTGCCCGGAAGATGGCAGCGCGCATCGTCGGACAGCGGTCCGGCCGCGCGCGCGATCCAGCGCGAGCCCGCGTAGTTGTGGATCACCGGATCGAGCACGCTGCCATGCACACATGCCGCTGTCCCCGGCCGGCGCTGCAGTGCGGCCATCATCGTAGCCGCATAATTTGGTGGATACACGATGTCGTCGTCGACGATCAGCGCGACGTCATCGGGATCCCATGACGGCGCAGCCTTGAACAGATCGCGATCCCACCACCAGAGCTTTGCCTCGGCGCCACGCCAGCCGGCTTCCTTCGACAGCACGGCGTGGAGCACCTTCGGCTGCGCGAGGAAGCGCGGCACTTCATCGTGGCCGTTTAGGTAAATGCAGATCGCATCGACCTGCGGCGCGAGCGAGGCCACGGTCTGCTCAAGCAGCGCTTCCCGACCGTGCAGCGATGCCATGGTCGCGACGATCATGGCGCCCCCAGGCGAGCCACGAGCACGCGGTAGAAGTCATCGAGGATCGCGAAGTGCTCGACGCGCACCACGCGATAGTCCTCGCCATCGATCGAGACCACGTCGGGCTCGCCGGATGCGTTCGAGCTCGATGCCCCAATCTGCGTAGAGGCCGTGCGAAGCTCCGTGCGCGTCCACAGCCGTCGGACGTCCTCGGCGTGCATGCCCTCGGGAAGATCGCGCAGATCGCGGCCGCTCATCGGCTGGACGCTCGCATCGATCGGGAACGTGGAAGGCGCGCCTTCGTTGACATAGTGGCCATCAACCCACGTCCCGATCGCCGGACGCGTCACCTGGTAGGTACCCGTCCCGAAGCGCGCGATGACATCGGCGAGACCCATCAGTGTTCCTCGACGGCGTAGCCGATGTTGTCGACCATCTCGCCGCTGTCGATGAGCGCATGCGCGTGACCTTTGCGCTTGATCGTCGCCGGTTTCAGCGGCGGCGCCAGGTTCGTGCTCTTGATGTACGTCCGCACCATGTCGGACGCCCATCGGCCGATCCGGTCCATCATCTCGAGCGCGCTGATGGGGTTGCGCTGTCGCGTCGCAGCGGCGACGGCGGCACGGATCACCTTGGCGAACGCGTCGCGCTTCGCGGCGAACGCCGAGCGCAACGGCCGCCGCGCCGGGATGCCGGCGAGCGGCGCGCCAAACTCGTGCGTGGCCAGGAGATCCGCGAGCGAGATGTCGCCCTTCGAATGCCGCGCCGACGTCGTGATCCCAACCTTGAGCGTGGCGCGCGACAGCGTGCCGACGTGAGCGCGCAACGCGCGCCACGTGCGATCGTCGACGGTCGTGGACAGCGCCCCGCGCAGCGCCATCAGAGCACCATCCCGACGCGCCCGGAAAGGTGACGCCGCAGCTCGAGATACAGCCGGCCGTAGCGCGACTCTCCGAGCTCGGTCGTGGTGATCTGCTGCGGCGTCGCGTACGTGACGGACACGCCGCCTTCCGACTCCGACGCGATCGGGCCGCCCGCGCCCGACAGCGATCGCGAGACCGTCGCGAGGTGCGCGGCGTAGTAGATGCGCGCGAGCTTCGTCCGAAAGGACGAGCCCCACGCGCTCTCCTGGATCGCGTCGTTCACGAGCGCGAGGATATCGGCTTGAGCGCTGACGGCGATCGTGGACAGTTCAGGCGCATGCGCCAGAACATCGGTCCATACGATCGGTGGCGTCATCGCTCATGGCCTTTCTCACGCGTCGAAGGCGGCCCCGAACATCGTGCGGAACGCGATCGGGAAGCGGTTGATAAAGCCGCCGCAGCGCGTGACCGTCGGCACCACGACGTTGCGGCCCGCATACTGCTCTTGCTCGCGCGTGTGCTCGAGCGGCACGAGCGCGCCGCCGGCGATCGGATGGATCGCGCCGCTCGTGATGTTGGGCGCGAGCAGCGCCATGCCCTTGCCGGCCGACGCGCCCGGCGCCGCCGCATCGAGCTGCCACCACGGTTCGATCGCCGTGAGGCCGTGGTCCTGCAGGTTGGCCTTCAGCCACCGCAGGACGCTCATATCCGATTGCGTGCTGCGCGGCAGCGCGAGGTGGTGAAAGAGCGCGGTGGGAAGGAACAGCGAGAACGTCTCGAACATCGGCGCCCGCGTGTTCGCGGCCATCGCTTGCTTGAGCCCGTTCTTCACGTCCTGGATCATCGCCACGACGTCTTTCAGGATCTCTTCCATCGGCGTCGCAGGGGCGAGCCAATCGCCGCCACCGGTCTTCGCGGCGGGCACCACGTTCGTGATGTCGCCACCGTTCGTCACGTTGTTGTTGATCAGCCCGGGGATGGTCCCGAGCGTCAACGCGTCACCGTTGCCGTAGCAGAGCATCGAGTCGACGGTCTGCTCCGATGCCGTCAGGTCGGCGAGGTAGCAGTCGTTATCGAGGTTGATGTTTTTCTGCTGCGCGGCGCGGATGGAGTCGAAGCTCCAGCCGAAGCTCCCGTCGATGGCGACGATCGGCGAGACGCGCTCTTCGCGGACGGGCAACGCGGTGGGCGCCGCCTTGCTCTTCGGGCCCGAGACCTTCGCGCGGCCCTTGAGGCGCGTCAGCGCATACTTGTACGTCTCATCATACGGCGCGACGTTGCCGATCAGCGGACAGAAGCGGCGCGCGAGGCGCCCGGGGACGAGCTCGTAGTAGTCCGTCGGATCGAGGGACTGCAGCTGCTGCGTCAGGAAGTAGGTAGACGCCGAGTCGAGGCGGTTCTCCATTTGGGGCTTCATGGCTCGGTGGTCCCTTTCACGAGTCCGCGGTGGCGAGCGCGGCGTTGCGCAGGTCGATGTCCACGATCGCGATCCCCGCGCCCGTGGTCTCGGTGACAAACTTGGCGATCCCGACGAGCGAGATCGTGTCGGCACCGTCGGCGCCGGCGCGGAAGGCGCCTGCTTGCTCTGGATCGACCGCGACCGCGCGGACGTGCACCTCGCTGTCCTTCGACACCGCGTTCTCGACGATCACCGCGACGCGCCCGACCGTCAGACGATCGAACGTCCACCCCGGCTTGAGCTTGCCGTCCGCGTCGAGGTTGAGCGGATCGATCGGATCGTAGACCGCGATGCCCGCGAGCGCGTCGTCGGTGGCGGCGAGCAGCAGCACGCCGTCTTCGCCTTCGCCTTCGCCGACCATCACGCCGAACGGGATGCCAGCGGTGGCCTCCTCGCTGGTCGCGGTTTGGACGTCGCCGTTTTCCTCCGTCCAGAGGTCGGCGAGCTGACCGGCGATGAACGGCGGCAGCTTGTCGGGGAGGGTGGTTTGCGTTGCCGGAAAAGCCATCGCCGTCTCCTACTTCCACTGTGTGGAGGGAAGGGGTTGCTTCCACTGCTCGCGGTGCGCCTTCATCTTCGCGGCGCGCTCCTGCTCGGTCGTGGACTTCTTCTGCTCGATCCCGGCCGCCGTCTCGAGCCCGCCGATCAGCG